ATAGACATGGGTACCGTTGAGGCACAAGTAGGTGTTGTTGATTTCGGATACGTTGCAAATTCTAATTAATATTATGACAATTAAAAAAATAGGGAGTATAATAACTAATTATTATAAATAATAGAGTTAGTTTGTTACAAAAAGGGAGAGATTAACAATGCCAACAATTTTACAATTAAGAAGAGGAACTACTGCCGAAAATGCTGCCTACACAGGTGCAGCTGGCGAAATTACAGTAGATACAACTCTAAACAAAGTGTTACTACACGATGGTTCTACTGCAGGTGGTGCCGCTACTGTTGGTAACTTACAAGGAAATATTCAATTAGGTAAAACTGCCGCTGGAGAAATAGATACATCTTCAGGCAATCTTACAATCGACTCAGCTGGTGGAACAGTTACAGTTGATGACAATTTAGTTGTATCAGGAAACTTAACTGTTTCTGGATCAACAACAACTGTAGACTCAACAACGATTAGCATTCAAAATGCTTTTGTATTTGAAGGTGCAACAGATGACGCATTTGAAACTACATTAACAACGGTTGATCCTACAGCAGATAGAACAATATCATTACCTAACGCAACAGGTACAATAGTATTACAAGATACTACTGATACATTAACTAATAAAACTATTGCATTAGGATCAAATACTGTATCAGGTACAACAGCACAATTTAATAGTGCTTTATCTGATGGTTCATTTGCTACATTAGCAGGAACAGAAACACTTACAAACAAAACTTTAACAAGTGCTGTATTAAATACTGCTGTTTCAGGTTCTGCAATACTAGATGAAGATGACCTATCATCAAATAGTGCTACGCAACTTGCAACTCAACAATCTATTAAGGCATATGTTGACGCACAAGTAACTGCTTCTGATTTAGACTTTCAAGCAGATTCAGGTGGTGCATTATCAATTGATTTAGATAGTGAAACAATGACCTTTACTGGTGGTACTGGTATAGATACTTCTGGTTCTGGTAATGCTGTAACGTTTGCTATTGATAGCACAGTTGCAACATTAACTGGTACACAAACACTTACAAACAAAACAATCAATACTGCTTCTAACACAATTACAATTGTTGAGGCAGATATTTCTGATTTACAATCTTATATAACTGCAAGTTCTTCAGACACATTAACAAATAAAACTATCGCTCTAGGTAGTAATACCGTTTCAGGTACTACTGCTCAGTTTAACTCTGCCCTTTCAGATGGTTCATTTGCTACATTGGCTGGAACAGAAACGTTAACAAATAAAACTATTAACTTCTCCTACAATCACTGGAACAGGTGCAATTGCAGGAACATTTACTGGTAACATCACAGGTGACGTAACTGGTAATGCTGATACAGCAACTACTTTAGCAACTGCTAGAAATATCGGTGGCGTATCATTTGATGGAAGTGCAAACATTGATTTACCTGGCGTTAACACAACTGGTAATCAAAATACTTCAGGTTCAGCTGCAACGTTAACAACGGCTAGAACAATTGCTGGTCAATCATTTGATGGATCTGCTAATATTACAATTGCTGCTACAGATTTATCTGACACAAACCAATCACTAGCAACTAGTGATAACGTTTCATTTGCTAACTTAACATTAAGTGGTAATTTAACAGTTAATGGTACAACAACTACAGTCGCAACAACAAACACAACCATTACAGACAACCTACTAGAGTTAAACTCTGGTGCTGGTTCAAATGCAAATGACTCTGGTATTCTAATCGAAAGAGGAAGTACTGGTGACAATGCTATTATGGCTTGGGATGAAAGTGCTGATAAGTTCATAGTTGGTACTACAACTGCTACTAATGACGCAACAGGTAATTTATCAATTACTACAGGTACTTTAGTTGCAAACGTTGAAGGAAATGTAACTGGTAACGTAACTGGTGATGTAACAGGTAATGCTGATACAGCAACACTTGCTGCTGACGCAACAACATTAGCAACGGCTAGAACAATCGCTGGTCAGTCATTTGATGGTAGTGCAAACATAACTATTGCCTCAACTGATTTATCAAACTCTGACGCTATTGCGTTACTGACTGCTTCACAAACCTTGACAAACAAAACAATTGCTGCTGGATCAAACACGATTTCAGGCATTACATCTTCACACTTTGCTAGTGCTGTTACATTAGTAATTAATGATTCATCTGGATCTGCTGTTAAGACAATTGTTGGTTCTGCAAGTTAATAATCAATTAATCTAAAACGATTTTTAGACACACCATAATTGCGTCTT